GGAGAAATTAAAGAACATAGAATACAAGATACTATGTCTGCTTGTCTTAAAGGTAAAAGAGTTGCTTCACGTAGCAATACTGGATCAAATATTGAATACCAGTGTATTAAGTCGATGGCTGAAACAGAAATTTACATGGGAGAAAAAAGTATTAAAAAACTAATACTTGATTAAGAATAGTCTCTCTCTATAATCATTTCTAAATAATGAATAGCTTTCTCTATATCCTTACGTTTACCCTTCTTCTTATGTCGGCATATGTACTTAATGGCATTGCCTTCAGCGAATGGTAAATTATTTTCATTAATAAAATGTGCAGGTTGAATCTTCATATTTTTATAATGAGTACCATCAACTTGTTTATTAAGTGTGTCGTAAGTCATATCTTTAAATATATCTTTATCAGTCATTAAAATTTTAATCTATAACGACCAGGACGATTATCTCGTTCTGGTTTTTGTTTTTTATAATAATTTCTACGTAGTTGTTGTATATCATTTTTCATAGCTTTAGATAACTTAATATGTATATAATCAGGATCTAAATCAGCTAACACACATATAATTCTAAAGTCTTGTGAATTACTGGTAAGCCAAGATACAGCTTGATCTCTATAATAAGAATAATATTTATCTAAACCCTTATATGCAGCATCATGTATTGCTTGGGTAATTACATTAAGAAACATTCTTTGTTCAGGAGTTCTCATCTATAACTTCATAAGTCATACGTTGATCTGCAACATCTTGTTCTTGCCAATTTAATGTTTTAGGATCTATAGCTTTTAAAGTTTTAATAGCCTCTTGATCATTCTCAGCATTAATAAATATTTCTGTATACGCAGGTAATACTACCCATCTTTTAAACTTATAAATCATATATTATTTTTACGTCTACTAGCTTCTAATGTTCTAAATAGATCTATAATAAGACCTTCTTTATCTCTCTTATTATCTAATGTACTAGATTCTACTTCAGCAGCAAACAACTCATCAACTGCATCTTTATATGTATTGCTAGCATAATAAGTTTGTTCTTTAGCAGATATACTTTTATCATCTTTGTTACCTGTTATGTGCAAAGCTTTTTTACGTTTAAGTAATCTATCTAAATATTTTACATTAGCATTTGCTTTAGCAGAAGTTTCATCTGTGTCTGCCAAGTACTTTAATGCATCCTCTAATCGTTTTTCTGTAATCACTTTGATCCTCCTTTAAATATTTTTTATATAACTCTTGTACCCATTCATCTCTTTGAAACGTGTCTATCCCTGCTAATTCTAGATTTAGTTTGAACTCTAGATAACTTGCTTTCTTCATTCAAATCTATACCTAACCTTTCTAACTCACAATGTGCACAATAAAATAATTTATTAATTATTATCACAGCTTGTTTTTTACATTTTATACACTGGGCAACCATGAATTGTTAGGAGCAATTAGTATTGGTTACCCAGCGTTTCATTACTAGAGGGAGTAAAGAAATTGTTAAAATGGTGGATCATCTTGTAAGTCGTCTACACTATCCATCTTTGAATTAAGTATATCTCTTACAATCAAATCTAAATTTTTGTGTATCTCTGGTGTAACTTCTTTACCAGAACTTAACCAAGCTGACATTAGATTACTCATAGTCAATCTGTATTTTTCTTTCCATTGAGCACTTACATCTTTTACTTGTTGAACACCTCTAGCACTTACCATATTACCATTCGGTACAGCTACTTCACCATCAAGTAATTCAATAGAACTAGCAGTTTGATACTGCTTACCTGTCTTACTTGTTCTTACTGGCTGAGCTGCAATTTTAAGTCTAGCACCTTTCTGCCATCTAGAAGCACCTAGTGCCTCACCATACACAGTCATATCTGTGCCATCATCTTTAGTGATGTATACAGTTACACCACCATCGTCTTTTTCAAAAGCTCTTTTAAACGAGCATTCAAAGGTTTCAGTTTCCATTATCTGTCTCCTATTTATTTGTTTTATTATTTTTCCAAATCGTTGCATATCTTTGTATAGATTATTTTAACGCTTTTGTCCAAATGTCTTTTGCGAAATCTACAGATCCAGGACTACCCTTCCATCTGAAGTTGTCGCATACCAAAGGAAATATGCGTACAACATCTTCCTTAGTTTTGCATATATTCAATATATGTTCTATGTGTTTCATAGCATTGATAAGTACCTGTAATTCATGTCTTTCAGTCATATCAACACAATACTGATCTTTTGGTGAACAGTATAAAAGCATAGTTTCTTTGCCAAATAAGTCTCTGTATAAGCATTGTTGACGTACATCTGCTGCTTTTGGATACCAATTTGGATCTACATGACCTGCTTTTAGTCGTCTAATATATGCTGTAGCTTTGGTATCAACTATAACATCTTTAAACTCAAAGTCAGTTTTACCAATTACATCATACTTTAGACCATATTTTTTGCCTGGTATTTGCATTTCATTTTGAAATGACACTACATCACCAAATTCACGTAAATTTTCTACAAATTTATTAGCAATAATGCCTGACCATTCATATTCTGAATCTGAATGTTCTGTTGGTAATAAATCAGTTACTTCATCTTTGTTTTCTTCAATGTATTTCCTTTTAGCAAAGTTTGTGATACTATCTTCATCACTGATTTGTTTTGATAATGCTTGATGTGCAGCATCTTCTGCTGCTAATCCCATCACCATTCTTGCATTGGGTTCTGACTCAAAATCAAACAACTCATTGATAATCCAAAAAGCTGGACTATCAATAAACGTATTAGTCTTGGAGGCAGAATGTCTATAGTCAATTTTCATATAAATCTCCTTATGATTATTAATGTTCAAAAATATATTAGCCATACCTATAACATACCAGTAGATCTGTTAAAAGGTAAAATGTCTATAAAAGATAAAAAACAATATAATTTATATAATCTATCTATTATATTGTCCTGGCTATTGCACCCTACGAAAGCGTATGGGTGTAAAAGCCTTATAGCAAGGCATCATTGTTGTAATAAAAATAGAGTTTATAGATTATACAAACTATACAACTCTAATGATAACTTTAAAAGTTTTGTTGATAATGCAAAACATAATTATATAGATAAGTATGCGTAAAATAGAAAAACCAGAACTTATTTCTACCATTAGAGATAAGAAAAAAGTTTGGTTAAACATAAGAGAATCACGTCTTATGTATATGTTTCATCGTAAACTCATATCTATGGAAGAATACGAAGCAGGATCTAGATATAGATTAGCCTGCGAGCTTATGGGTGGTGGTACTGGCAATGTAATGAAAGAACGTATTGATGGATCTAATACAGATTTTATTACTTCATCATTAGGTGCAGCTCTTTCTGTAAAAGATGTTGATGAACAAATAGGTAAAACCTTTGCAGAATGTATGAAGTTATTTTGTTGGTTTAATTATGGAATAATTGAAATAGCCAATATTCTTGGATTGACAGAACGTAAAGCATCTAATAGAACACATGAAGGACTAGCAAGATTGGCAATATATTATGGGTACACGAAAGTGCACAACACTATCAGAGGACAAGGAATTAAAAATAAAAGACAAAGTATACCTAAAATGGGTAGCAAGTAATCCTTGTATAATATGTCAACAAAATGGCTGTAATGCACACCATATACAATACGCTCAACACAGAGGTATTGGTCAAAAAGTTGGCGATCAATTTACAATACCATTATGTGTTAAACATCACCATCAACTACATAATTGTGGTATGTCAGAACGTAATTTTTGGGAAAAAATAGACATAGATCCATTACCTATATGTGATATTTTTTATAAACATTACCATGAAATGTGGAAAAATAAGGACTTTTTTTATGATGACTCATTGCTTTGGATAGAAGTTTACAACAAACTTGTACCTAAGATTAAAAAAAGCATTGATTTTTTACTGCAACCCAAATAATTATTATATTTATCCTCGCCAGAGGTGTCAAAATTATGAGCAAAATATTAAAATTTCCTAAAAATAAAAAGTCATATTCTGATAATTTTTTAAAGAATGTGAAACCTGATGTTATAGGTGATTTTATTAAAGAACAACATCCTCATCTTACATTAAGAGCTGCTGATGCTATGGCTCTGGCAATAATCTATAGCACATATTTACAATTAGTATTTGAAGAAGAAGGTCAAATGGTTATACCTTTTGAAGAAGTAGAACAATACATATGGGCAGCTAATGACAAAAAGACGTTACACTAAAAAAAAGAAATCAGTAAAAGATAAAGATACTACAGATATACCTTATACCAAAGTTAGAGTAGAATGGGTAGATTGTGTAAGTGATAGTGCTTGGGCGTCAGATAAAGAATTTAAAAATATGAAACTGGCTACACCAGTTAATGAAGGTTGGATTTTCTCTAAAGATCGTAAGTCAATAAAGTTATTTGCAAGTTACGATAAAGAAGATGATGGTACAATAACTTTTGGTGATCGTACTATGATACCTAAATCTTGGATAGTTAAAATTACTGAAATTTAGAAGGACACACCATTAATGTAATTAGCAAACCCATGCACTGCCTTGCGTGCCTGTCGTGCTTTACGATCGTCTAGGCTTAGGGTGATGTGTCCATCAAAATTTAGCCACCCACCAAGTCTCCCTGATGGGTGTATCTATCTTAGTAGTCAATGAGCGAAGGTTGTTTCCCATATCCATTGTCTTTCATATTACCCTATCTATAGCTAGGATATTTGCGCATCTACTTAATAGAATTCTTAAATACCTTTTTTCATATACTCTTGTATTACAGCTTCAGCACCTTGATCTTCTTTTGGGTAATACAATGTTTCTAATCGTTGTTTAGATGCTTTTAATTCGGCTTTAACATGGTCTTTAGCATGCTCTAAAACTTTAACTAACTCTGGATAATTTCCATAAAATATACCATAGATAGATAAATCATTAATCGCTGCTGTCACTCTGTTCAGACCTTTTATTCTTTTTTCTATTCGAAGTACTTCGCTGTCTGGCTGAATCATCTTCCATCTCCTTTATTTTACGTTTTAATTTATCTATTTCTAATTGCTTACTTGCAACTATTGCTTTCCATTGACCTTCATTCGCCATATTTATCTCCTGTTACATCTAAATGTGTTTGTATTCTAGTTATATCATCACGATATTCTTTGGCCCATTCTTGCATAATTAATGAATGTTTATCTTTCATAAATCCACATTGAATAGCATTGTCAATAATAGATAATGATTCCATAGCATCATCCATTTCATTTTGTAGTTTTTCAATTTCATGACGCTTTGCTTTATTCTCTGTTTGCAAACCACCAATATCATGTTTAGTTTGATCAGTCATTGTCAGCTCCTCTAGCTTTGTTAAGTTTATCATTAGCTGCTTTATCTACTGCATCTTTTAATGTATTGTATCTAAGCTCAGCTAATTGAGTTTCTTCTCTTGCCAGATCTAAATCTTTACGTAGTTGAAGTATGTCATCACATTTAAGTTTTAACTTTACTCTTAATTCAGCAACTAGATCATGACAATCTTTCAGAACCTCGCTTAAATTACGAGGCTCTGGATTTTTTATTTTTTCACGCAGCTTCATCTTTCACCTTTTCTATGATAGCAACATTACCTGCAACAAAGTCACCTGGAATACAAGTTCTTCCAGTTCTTTCTTGCCAAGCATACCATGCTTTAGTTGCTCTATCATTTTTTACAAAAGGATTTTTGAGTTTACTTTCTTCATCACAATAAATATCAAAAGTCCTATTAGATATAGTCTTATCATATCCATGTAAAATTTCAATCGTATCACAACCTATTAGTGGATACATATCTTGAAATGAAGGTTTTTTAGTAAATTCAAACGTTTCATCGCTTGTTGTTGGTAAGCCATTTTCCATCATAGCTTTCCATATATGTAATTTATACATCTATCCTCCTATTTGTTTTTTTTACCAAATAGAACTTTACCATCTGAATGGATCTGTTCTATTACACCTTTTTGTACCATTAAACCTAATACATATCTAACAGCACTATCAGTTGTTTTACCAACTCTAGCTTCTACTTTTTGAACCATTTCTTTGACATCAAAAGCTTGTCTATCCATGCCATTTGATATGTCCATTAATGTTCTTTCAAGAGCTATAGTTGCTTCTCTTGGTTTAGGTAATTGTACAATACGTGCACT